CTATTTTATCTTTAGAATCTCTTCCATAAGCCATTCTCTTTTTCTCTTTGTATAGGTCTTTTCTGTGAGGTCGTCGATTTTATGTCCTATGATACGTTTTAGAGCATATTCATTTACTTTTGCATCTTTTGCCATTGTAGCAAATTGAATACGTCCATCGTGAGCACGATGTTCTGGATTTAATTCCAGCTTGTTAACAATCTTTTCAATTCTGTGTCGATATTTATCATATGTGAGTTTTAAGCTACTTCGATGGGTTTTAGTATCAGTACAATTAATCAAGTATTCGCTTCCAAGAGATAAAGCTTCCTGGTAACGATGTTTTATTAAGCTGCGAATCTTTGGATGGACTGGAACCACACGATCTTTTCCAGCATCAGTTTTCATACCGCCAGTAATAAACCAATTTTCTAAATCAACATTCTCCATCTTTAACAAGCCTAATTCCTGTGGGCGCCATCCGCTATAACACTGGATTAGTAGCACATCTACATAGTCTACATCATATAAGTTATTCCACAATTTTTGCATTTCTTCATCTGTGAAGTCAATATGATCTTTCTTTTCTTCCTCGACATCTTTAATAATATCATCAGATAACTTAAATGTTCGAGCATAGTTCTTTTCTACAAGATCATTTTCGTTTGCATAGTCAAGCATAAGATTAAATAGAGATTTTATTTTTGTTTTTGTACTTGAAGATGCTTTTTTCTCTACACCATCAACAACATATGTACCATCTTCCATGCAGCCTTTAATGTGCCGGGGTCTTAAATCTTTAGCACGCATGTTGTAAATAGCAGAGCAGTAGTTCCAAGCAGACTTGATAGTTCGTATGCTGGATGGATTGGTTAAAGTCTTGAAGTATTCATCGGTCCATTTTTCATAAAGTTGTTCTACTGTCAGATCATCATCTAAATCATAAGGATTTTTATTGTATTCAACCAATGCAGCATAAGCATCATTGTAAGTTTTGAAGTATGCATTTGGTTTTAGAGGTTTACAGATCGGCTTGCCGTAGAAGTCTTTTCCTACAGTAACCATAGCTCTGTATGGGTTTCGGAGATTGCTGTTTTTTATTTTAGTGATCTGGCCGAAACCGTTAGGGAGACGTTTTTTTCTACGAGATTTCGATTGTTGTTGTTTGGCCACTTTAGTATTAATAGGATATCCGCAGTGAGGGCAAGCAATTGCGTGATCGCTTACCTGCAGATCGCATTCTGGGCATTTGATCAGTGCCATATATCATCATTCCTTTCTTAAAAATTTGTATAAAAATAACGCCTTGCCAGACGCTAGAAAGAAATGGTATAATCTATTTGTTCAGGATAGATACACCGTTTCGATCTAACGATCGGCATGGAAATCTATGAAAGCAGTCTCAGAAATGAGGCTGTTTTTTATTTTGTAAAAAGGTGTGCATAAATTGACACACTGAAAATAAGTTATTATAATAAGAGTAGTAACAAGCGGTTAGACTGAATAAGAACGAGTAAGGGGGAAAACATATGAAAAATATTAGATTTTTAATAAGTAAATATAGTATCTATGCTTTTTTGTTCTCATTCCTATTTTTAGTAGAACGTTTTATTTTGTTACAATTTTTTAATTTGAAAGCAATAGTTTTATTTAATAAAATATATCTATATGAAATTGTTTTAGCTATTGTAAATATTATTGTCTTATGTAAATGCGTTAAAATTTCTGATATAGAATAAATTATTTTATTTCTAGCTCATCTTTTGAATCGTTAATTTTTGATTCAATTTCTTTCATTTTTTCATCATGCTCATTGGAGGTTTTCTTAATATCAGCTAGTTTTTTAAGAAGACCATCTGATTTGATATCTATTTTAAAATCAAATAATTTAGATAACTTTAATTCTAAATTAACATGTACCCCATTTATAAATAAAGATATTGAAGATAGTATTATAAAAAATGAAGCGGCATGTGTAATAAATTCAACAGGACCAGGAGAGTTAAAAGATGCTTTAAACTTTAAATCATCTTTGTTGATGGTTTCACCTGTGATATCTGTTAAGATATCGGCTAACTCGAAATAGCAAGCTAAGAATTTATTAAATTCATAAGCTGATACGTTATCCTTTTTATTTATTCGTAAAGTAGAATGAAATTCTCCATTTCTATAGTAGTTAGGAAATAAAGTTCTATTAATATAATTAGAATAATTATTTGCACTCACTACAGCACCATGGGAGTAGATTATAGGAATAATTAATGGATCAATTTGATGTCGTCTTAATGGAGAAGGGGTAATCCATTCCACATCACGTCGTTTAAGGAAATCAATTTCAGAATCATCAAATGCCATATCCATTTTATCTTCGTCTGTTATTTCATATAAATAAGCATCACTTGTAATTCTTCCAAATGCAATACGTTCACAATTACTGCTTGGAATTAAAACAATATCATTTATTTTTATTTCGTTTACGAAATTTTTAATTTGTGCAGCAACAGATCCGGGGCGAGATTCATCTTCGTTATATGCACGAGCTATTTCCAGTTTTAAGTCATCTTGTTTTGTATTTCGAATATGCTCAATGTTATTAAATTTATCCCAACCTATTGCAACGTAATTTCCAAAATAAAAATCTTGAAATTTATCACCACTATTTGTTCTAATAAACCAGTAGTTTACATCATTTTCTATAACGGGAATATTTAATTCTTCTAGAATATTAATGATATCTTGCTGTTCTTGAGTCATTATTTTCCTCCTTTTGTGTATTGAGATTTTCAAAGTTCTATTGTTGTGATGTCGCAATGTTCCGTCCAGTTGGTAGCTGGGCGGTTTTTTTTTGTTATTTATAGGCTTTATTTGCTCCGTATTTAGCTTGACTATTGGTAAATCCTTCGTATTCCAATTGTTTTATGAGACCAGATTTTGAAAAAGATTGACTTTCTAAATAAGATGTTGCTTTTTTGTAAGCCTGATCTTTCCAATTAGCGTTGCAATTATTTGCAGCATATTTGGCTTCTTTAGTTGTAAATCCCTCATATTTAAGCTGTTTTATTAATCCAGACTTAGAAAATGCATTATAATCAAGATAGTCGAAAGCTTTATTTAGAGCATTTTCTTCTCCCGTTGTAGGTTCGTAAACCTCTGTAGTTTTTTCTGTAGTTGCTTCAGTTGTAACCTCTGTGGTTGTTGGTTCTTCTGTAGTTGCTTCAGTTGTATCATAAGCAGATGTGATTTCTATGGATTCAAAGATCTTATCAAACTCCGAAGAATAATCATTTTCAGGCAAGCTCATTGCACAAACTACAAAATATCCGTTTTTTACAGGAAATACGAGCATTTCATTTTTATAAGTTTTTCCATCAATAGATTTATTATAATATAACTTCTCTACATCAATACTATTTACTTGTGCATATTCGCCTTTTAAATCATCTTTATAATCTTGAGATTTTTTAATACTATCCTTTACCTTTTCAACATTTTTAGAATCCAGTACATTACCATTGAATTTATGATAAACTACACTCAATAATCCATCATTATCTCCGAGCTCATTCTTATAATAAAGGGATGTATCATCTGAGTTGGAATCGACAGCGATCCATGATTTTGGAATTTTATATTTTATCCCGTATGAACTTTCTGTTTGCTCGAAATCTTTATATGGATCATCAGCTGTATTATCCTTTTTTGATTCACAAGCAATTAAAAAAATACAAATTAGTGATAATATTACCCCTAATGCTATAAATCTTTTTTTCATAAATTTTCCTCCTGATATAAAAATATGTTATAATCAATTTGTATAGTTTACATATTTTGTACACTAGAGGTAGCGGTGGCTTATTGCAGTAGGTCATCGCTATTTTAATCTTAGTTTAATCAACTCTTCATTATAGCCGAGTGCGTGCGCGATCTGTCCAGTGGTGTATTCCTGGTACTCTAAAAATATATCGTCCGGCACAAGAAGTTCCATAGCAAATAGATCAGCTTCTTTCTCATACTTTGTTGTATTAAATCCAGTGTATGTATCCATGAATAGAGCATTAGCTTTTTTATGTAGTAACATATGTCCTAATTCATGAGCACAGACAAGAATCTGTTCATGTTCTGGAAGAGAATCATCAATATAAATAATGTTATTTCTTTGGAAGTATTGATAGAATCCCCTAACACCTTTGAGTGGTACAGGCACAAGGATAACATTTAGCCCTTTGATGATCTCAAAGGGATTTCTTGTTTTATGTTTCTTGACAAGCGAATTTACAATCTTTTTTATGTCCATTCACATCAGTCCTTTTTATATTTTTTAGGTGTGTATTTTTCCTTGTTCTTTTTCTTAGCCATCTCCATACCAATTTCCATTGCGTTTAGAATAGACTCGATTGCTTCAGGAGAAGCAGGATCACCATCAAACATTAATCCTTCTTGGGATAATAATTCAGCCTTGGTAGAACTTATAATATCTAAAATATCGCGTTTATCTTTCTGCGATAAAGTTTCATCCGATAGAGAATCAGTTCTTTCCATAGGTACATCATACCCCATTAACCATGCTTCAGATATATTGAATTTTTCTGCAATTTGAGATAGTCTATTCTGCCTCGGGCTTCTTTCACCACTTAAATACATTGACATAGATGACTTTGGAATACCAGTACGTTGACATAGGTCGACTTGGTTAATATTTTTTATATCCATTAACTCTTGAAGCCTTGTGCTTGTGTCTTTTTTCAAATGAACACCTTCTTTCTTATATGTACTATACTCGGATTATAACATTAAAAGTTCACATTTACAATGAATATTTGAAAAAAAGTTCCGAAAATGTGAAAAAAAGAATTGACAAGTGTAAATGATGTGTTATACTAGATATAGGTTCACAAAAACGGAACAAAAGAAAGAAGGTGATTAACTTGTTCGCAGAGCCTAAGTATGATTATTCAAAATTACGCGGACGAATTAAAGAAAAATGTGGAACAGAAGGCACATTTGCGAGAGAGATAAGACGATCACATAACTATTTGACAAACGTTTTTCAGGGAAAGTCTTATTTTTCGCAGAAGGACATTGATCGGGGATCAGAAGTTCTTGGTATTATTCCTAATGAGATAGGAGTATATTTTTTTACAAAAGAAGTTCACAAAAACGAAACTAAATAACCAGGAGGTGAGAAAGACGAAATATATAAACATTACAAGATTTGTTGCAATAGCATTTTTTACATTAGAAGCATTATTAAAAATATATGCTTACAGAAAATTAAAGAAAGAAGATCCATACAGTGAAATGAAGAAGGAACTTCTTTTACAGAAAGTAATGATAGATATTCTTGCAGTTGCAGTGATCTTAGAAAGAACAGCTATTTATATCTGTATTTAGGAGATAGGCAAAATAAGAAGTAATAAAATTAGTTGCCCAAACTGCAAACAAGAAAATGAAGAAGATTCAAATTTCTGTGCAAATTGTGGCGAGAAGCTAAAAGATGTGTGTAGCTGTCGGGTAATAAAAAAGGACAGCTATTCTTGCGGAGAGAAAAGCTGTCCGGGATATAAGTTTTTTAAAGCGGTATAGAAAAATAAAGGAGTTAAAACATGCAAGTAATAACAACAATACTATCAGCAACAGCATTAATCGTTAATCTCTGTACACTCTTCTACATTAGAAAAATGTACAAGGAATGATTGATGTTTCTTGAAATGGTGAATGCGGTTAACGGAAGTGATCTTAATCGCAAGTGTGGGATAGATTTCATCGAAATAATATCCAAACTCTTCCGAAGAACAAGGATATAGAATATCTCCAGCACTTAAATGATTAGAATACAGATCGTCCGAAATGATATCTGCAATCGGAGTTCTCAAAGGACCGGCATATGTATATGTTTGCTCAGGTTCGTAATCCACAGGATGTACGATTTCACCAGATGGGAGAGAAAATTCAATAGAATCCAAAGTTATTGGTATAGGCGATAAGTTATTAAGTGAGAACCAAAAGATCGCAGGTCCAGATACTTGTGTATATACAGTACCTGCAGTAACAGTAAGTTTTCGACGATTACATTTCTTAGTGTAATAGATGCTATAAATAGCAGCTATTAATGCAAGAAGAGCAATCCAAAAGTTTAATAAGTCAAGATTTAGGGTTTTAAACATAATATTCCTCCTTTTTAAGAAATTATAACATATAACAATTAAATACAATAGATGGCTTAATCCTCTGTCCGATACATTTTATCTTCCTTTAAAAAACGCCCCTATAGTTGATTAATTAAAAATAACAAATCATCGGGCAGAGAGTTAAGCCATCTGAAGAAAGGAGAGTGAAAGACATGAGTAGAAGACAAGATCTAAGAATCTTGGCAGCATATGCAAATGCACCAGAGCAGTTTCCAGAAGGGAATGTACCAATAGCATATGCGGCAGAGAAGATGGGGAAAGATGCTTGCTTCATAAGGGCAGGCATTGAAGCTGGATGGCTTCCAATCGGATACGCATTTAGAAAAACTGGAAAGAGCAGGACGAACTATTACATCAGTCCAAAGCTGTTCTGGGAAGTCACAGGGATCTTATGGAGACCAGAGAAAGGAGCATAAATATGCACACAGAGACAAAAGCCATGATCTGCACAGCAGCAGTGCTGATCGCATGTGGAATCTTTAAAGAATTAGCAGCAGTGTGTTTAATCACGGCGGTAGCGTTTGAGGAAGGAGTGAAGAGGTTTGATAAATGAGAAAGAAATTCTGAAAGAGCTTGATGAACGAATTGAGTTTCAAGGAATAATCGTTGAACATTCATATACTGGCAATAGATCAGGAAATGCAGCGTATGAACAAGGGAGATTTGATGAAATAAAAGCACTTAGGGATTTTATAAAAACAAAAAGTGCCCAGGAAGCGGCAACTTCCAAAGGCACAGACATAAATAGTCTAACACAAGAAACAGTATATCATAAAAAGTCAGGAATGTCAGAAGAATTTTTAATTAACTGTGATACGAAAATAATAGAAGCAGGATTGTGTCTGGCACTTGGGCATAATGAAACAGGAGAAAAGAAACTGATAGAAGGCAGTCGCATGATACTAAAAAGAGTTATAGACAGCGTGACTCCAATGACAAATCATATGGTTCCGCATATGATCGCGGCACTAAGATATGTAGCAGACGCCCTGGAAGAAGAATCGGATGACAATACAAAAAAGGTAGTAGCAATAGCAGAAAAGATGATAAAAGCGTTAGAAATAGACTTTGGAAAGGAAGAAGTCAATGAGACTAACAATGAAGAATCATAGCAGCAATACATACAGAGCATCTCTGATCAGACAGGATAATAACTGTCTGGTTGGGGATGTAGTAAATAAATTAGGCAGATATGAAGATATTTGCGAAGATTTACAGGAACTTGAAAAGATAGTAAAAGAACATAAAAAAAGAACTCACAAACTAAAGTGAGTTCTGATTTTTATCTCTCTATCAGAGAAAATTACTTCATTAATATTATATCAAGTTCTCCGTACAAAGGCAAGAAAAATAGCGGTTGAAATACCGCTGTTTAGACTTGCTAAAGGTATTAAATCTGAGACAAAAGGAGAATGACATGCCATACATAGAAAAGATAGTAATAGCAGGGAGAACAATAGAGATCCAAAGATATTACAGTCATAGAATACATCCAAAGGGATGTAAGAGACAGAAGAAACAGAAAAAGACAACAGAATCACAGAAAAGGATTAATGTCAGAAAAGCGATAGATAAATTAAGGTGGTTGCTGAATGAAAATTTCACAGGTGGGGATATGCACATTCGTTTATCTTATGCAGGTACAAAGCCTGATTATGATCAAATGAAAGAGGATAAAGCGAAATTCCTAAGAAAGCTTCGAGCAGAGTTTAAAAAGCAGGAGAAAGAATTAAAATTTGTCCATGTGTTCGAGATTGGAAAAAGAGGCGCCAGACATCATCATTTAGTAATCAATTCAATAGACAGTAAAACATTGAGGAAATGTTGGCCACATGGGAGTGTCTATGTGAGCTTGTTAGATGATACTGGCCAATATGGGAAGCTGGCATCTTATCTGATCAAAGAAGTAACAGAAAAAGGAGAAAAACTACCGAGAAGATATTCTCCATCAAAGAATCTGAAGATTCCAGTAGCAAAGAAAAGAATAATCCTCGAACGAAAATTTTTTAAAAGAGATCCAAGACCCAAGAAAGGATATTACATTGACCAGCAAAGTATATTTTCAGGATTCACGGCCGATGGGTATCAGTTTTTAAAATATATTCAAGTGAAAATATTGAATCAGTGGAGGAAAGAATGAAACAGATAGACATTTACATATACACAGTGTCACACAGCAGAGGAAAAGGACCAGCGGTGTTTAAAGCAGTGTTGGAGTTTATAAAAGCAGATGGAAAACCATATACGTTAGATGTAAATGGTGGGGATATGGAGACAACAATCAACAGAATCACGATTAAGGCAGCAGTAACAGCACTAAGAAGAATAAAACTCAATCAACCTTATGAAATAAGAATTCATGCGGATTGCGACTACTTTGAACGTATGTTAAAAGCAGCAAGAGTATATGCCGAACATGACTGGAAAACAAAAGCCGGGAAAGAGATCGCTAACGCGGATCTGTGGAAAGAAGTTTATATATTCAAGAAGACAAATCATGTAACAGCTGATAGTGATCTGTTAGAGCGTTATGAATGTAAAGATGAACTGGAGGATAAATTAAAGCTATGGAAATATATGAGTTAGAAGCGTTTTTGGGTGAAATCAAAGATGATGAAAAAGTTGGGATTATGGAGAAGCATCACATTGTATTCAGAAGCCAGGGCGGATGTGATTTTTATTATAACATTATTGAACTTCCAACAGGTCTACATAAAGGGCGGAGAGGTCCGCATATGTGCAGAGAAACCGATGTATTTCTGAAAAGAGGTGTCCAGAAAGCATTATTTGATGAATTAGGAACAGAAAGAAAGACTGCGGAAGAAATCGTGCACTTGTGCTGTCCGATGAATCGAAGAAGCGAGAAGAAATTATATAAACGTCTGGAAAGTGCAAAAAACTATGGTGGCAAATACGAGCCAGAGGATGCAGTACGTGCGATCATGGGCGGTAAATTGTATTAGGAGGTGTGATCATGTTTGACATATATGGAGAGATGGAGACAGCAGAAGAGATCAACGATGTGGCTAGAAGCCTAAAGGAAGAAGGAGAAAGAGAAAATCTGGACAAGTTATGTGCTGAAAATGGCATAGATGCTGAATTGGCGCAGATGTTTTGGAATGGAGAGATTGATTTTGTCACTGATCAGCTAATGGCAGCAGTCGGAAAGCTGGACATGGAAGTAAAAAAGGAAAAGGGACAGAATGGATATTTAGAATCCATTGCCAATTTCTTAAAAGTTGAAGCAGAGAAAGATCAAGATTTAGCGATCGCCATCCGAAAAAAAGGAAAGAAGTTAACAGATGCATACAAGGCAGCAGAGAATGAAGCAAGAAAGATGAAAAAATCTGGAAGCAATTGTGTAGCTATGAGAGATAAAGACGTGTTTGAGATTGTTGGAAAATATTACAAAGAAGGTGCCAGAGCATGAGAAAGAAAGCAATAGAAAAAATTCCATTTGGAAAAGAGAAAATTCACAGACTGGATGATTGTTTCATGATCGATGGAAAGCTGATCGACAGAAAAACAAATAACATCAATGTCAGAATTTGTTTAAGAGAAAATGAATTTGCAAATTATGTTGAAGGTGCTGGATGGAATAAAAAGAGGTTAAATAACTGGGTATCTAATAATGTATTCAGAGCAAGTTTTGAATTAAGTACAAAAGAACGCAAAGAACTAGCAGAGTTTTATGAGAAAACAAAACCAGAATGGGAATGTATAAGAGATCCAGGGCAGCAGATTGAACACTATCAAGATCGAATTTGCGGAAAGAAAGCAGAAAGACGTGAGCAAAAAAGAAACGAGAAAATAAAAGAACATCTTGCAGAAATCAGACCATATACGGATCAAATGAGTTTGTGGGCATCGAATCAAATGGAGTCATATTTGTTTTATAAATATTCAACAGGGTACTGTGGATATTGTGGAAAAACTGCAAAATTTGACCGAAAAAAAATAAAAATAACACATAACATGAAAGGCACTTGTCCGAATTGTAAAAAGAAGATCGTATTCAAGGCAGCAGGCAGACAGCCCAAGATTGAAGAAAGAATGCGAGTTGTAAGATTCCAAAAAACAAAGTTTGGAATTGCAGCGATCGAAAGTATAGTAATAAAAGGATCATATGCAGAAAATCAAGAAAAAACAAAGACTATAGATTATTACATATGGTTTATCGAAGAAGAATATGAGTTATATAACAATGTTACTTACACAGGACACGAATGGCGTGATGCAAATTACGGAGTACAACATGGAGAAGCAAGGATCTATACAAGAAATATCAAACAGGTAATTAAAGGAACGTGTTTAGAATATAGTGGGATTGATATTGTAGCATCTTGGAAGGGGAAACGAGAGAGATATCAAATGATCGTTGAAAATTACAGGAAGAATCCAGAAATGGAACTTTTGATCAAGGCAAACATGAGAAAATTAACACGGCAGGCATGGTGGTATGAAGGATATTTATACAAAGGAACAAAATTACATGAGGTTTTAGGACTTACAAAGTCTAACATGAGAAAAGCAAGAGACTATGACTTTGGGATAAATGAAATCAGAGTAATGCGAAATGATCCGAATGGAAAACTGTCAAATGATGAGATTGTTGCTTTATCCAATGCAGGAAATTATATCGAAGGACTCAAACTATACACAACGATTACTAAAATAGCCAATTATACACAAAAAGGACATGATGCAGGGACATGGTGGGATTATCTAAGAATGGCTGAAGAATTAGGTTATAACATGAAAGATAAGGCGGTGTTATTTCCGAGAGAACTTGAAGACAAGCACGATGATTTAGCAGAAATGATCAAAGTAAAGCACGATAACGAAAAAGAGCAGCAGTACAAGAAACGCATTCCAGGAATGAAGGAATTGTACAACTATGAAACGAAAAAATATAAGATCATAGTCCCTGAAAATCTGAAGGCAATCGTAGAGGAAGGAAAGAACTTGCATCATTGCGTGGGATCCTATGTAAAAAGCGTTATGAATGGCGAAACAGATATCCTGTTTATCCGAAAGAAAGGAGAAGAAGATCAATCTTATTACACAATGGAAGTTAAAAACATGGAGATCGCGCAATATCGCGGAGCATATAACAACAGACATAATAACCCAGTACCAGAGGAAATACACCAATTTGTAAAAGGATTCAAGAAAGTAATTGAGAGAAGAGCAAGAAAGAAGGCAGCGTAATGGAAGAATATCATCAGATCACACTAAACGAATATATCAGTATCAAAGAGGACATCAAAAGAAGACTTAACCACCTGGCGGAGAGCTTTGTAGCGATTGGCTATAGATTAAAGCAGATCAGAGACACAGAGGCATACAGACAGGATGGATATAATACAATCTTTGAATTTGCAGAAAAAGAACTTGGATTAACAAAATCTCCAACAAGCCGATTCATGGCGATCAATGATAAATACAGCGTTGGTGGGAATAGTCTGGAATTAAGAGAAGAGTTCATTGGTTTAGGAAAAAGCAGATTATCTGAAATGCTAACGATGGATCCAGAGGATTATGTACTTGTAACGGAGCAGACAAGCATAAAAGACATTCGAGAGATCAAACGAATGGAAAAGGCAGCAGGAGAGAATGAAGTTCTGACAAAGTTTCAAGAGGTTTTAAGAAAAGAATATGCATCACCTGACCGAAGGAAAGAGTTGATCGAAATCGCCAACGCAAAATGTATTGACGATATCAAGGCAGCAGTTATTCCAGAAGGCTACAGGCTCATGAAAAAAGGAGTTCTGGTGATCAAATTTGAAGATGAGAAGATTACAGTCCGCACCATGGGAGTATCCGGAGTGCAGGAGCTAACATGGAGTGAAATCTTAAATGAATATGATCAGGCATTTGATTTAGGGACAGCAGATCCATGGAAAGCTACATACGGAGAGATAGAGGAAGAAGTCAAACCAGAACCAAAAAAAGTAGAGAAAAAGCCGACAAAAGCAGAATCTAAGCCAGTTGCGACATCGCAACAAGAAGAACAAGTTGTTGGCCAAACAAGTATTGAAAAAGATTTTCCAGAATATCTTCCAGAAGATTTGAAAGTTGAAATTGAGCAGACAAACAAGGTAGAAGTACCGGAAACAGTTATGGATGATCGCAGGCATAAACTCAAATTGGCTAAGATGTTCTTTAATGACATGCAAACAGGCAGAAAGCCGTTTGATCTACAGAAGAATGATCGAGAGTATCAATTAGGCGATGTAATCGAATATAGAGAAATGGACAATGGAGAACCGACAGGAAGAGTGATTGAAAAGGAGATCACCTATATTCTGGAAGGATTCGCAGGACTAAAAGAAGATTATTGCATATTAGCATTAGCTGATATATAAGCGTGAAAGGAGAGAAAGACATGGAAGAATTAACAAAGGCAGTCATTGACTTACAATCTTATGGACTGAAATTGTATACGATCGAAAAGATGGTAAGAGATATTTATAAATCAGCAGAGGAATTAAAAAAACCGTTGAATAGTAAAACTATAAGAAACAAAGATTTATTAGCCTACTGACGAAAAGGCAGCAGGCGGAAAGGAGAACAGACAGCTTAGTTCTCTGCCTGATTAAGATTCTTTAGTAACTATTAACAAGTAAAACGATCACAAACATATTTTTTCAGATTCTTTTAAATGTAAATTTTTTTAACGATACTAGATTTAGTTTTTACAATTATTTTTCAAATCACAAAACCAAAAAAAGAATCACAATGAATTATACGATCAAGCAAAAAGAAACAGAACAATGATCACGGATAATGCATTGGCTCAGGTAGAGAACTAAGCTGTCTGAAACAAAAATATGCAGTATACAGAAGATTTTAAAAGAGGAATCGTAAGAGCTCTTATAGCATCAGGAATGTCACGAAAAGAGTTTGCAGATAAAGCAGAAATTGGTGTTGGAACATTAAAAAGATGGGTAGCACAGTACAAAGATGAAGAAGTACCTAAAGTAGATCGTAAAAAATACAGTGAAGAATACAAAAAAAGTATCGTAAAAAATATGATCTATGACGGAATTACCTGTGAGTCGATGGCAAGAGAAACAGGAATCAGCCGACAGTTGATAGAATACTGGGATAGTAAATATCGATATGATGTGATCGATGAAGTTGAAAGAGAGGCTAGACAAAGAAGAAAGAAAAAAGTCAAAAAAGGGACAACATGGCATCGATATGGATCAAGTGCAGGAAGATTTGAATAAAAGGAGTGATACGTAATGGCATATAGAGATTGTCCATGCCTTAAGTGCAATTCTGGGAAAGAAAGAGAAAAGAGGATTGAGTGTAGAAGAAAATGTACACAATTTGTCGCATGGAAGTTAAGCATGCAGGCAATGAGACAGAAAAAGAAAGAAGATAAAGACAGATACTATTCATCTACCAAAGGAAAATTCTATAAGAGAAATTTAATGAAACAAAAAAGTGGTAGAAAAATATGGTAAATTAACGCAAAGCCTGTGCAGAGTAATCTGCATGGGCATTTGTGACAATCAGATTAAGAAAATAATGAAATCAAATAAGGCAGCAGATAATAGGAGGGGAGAACGTGGACAAGAATGTACTGATCCAATATTGTGACATGAAAGAAGAAATTAAAGATTTAAGGAGAAGAATCACAGAGACTGAAAAGCAGATCTTAAGAATTGCAGAAGAAGGAACCGTAAAAGACACGGTATCTGGAGGCATGGGTGGAATACAGCATTTTGTAGTGGAAGGTATGCCGGTACCAGAACTTAGCCGAAAGAGATTATTGCTTAATAAGCGAAAAGCAATGTTGCTCGAAAAGGAAAATGAACTTCTGGAGCTTATGAATCAGGCAGAAGAATACATAAACAGTATCGAGAAGAGTGAACTTAGGATGATGTTTAGGTTCTACTACATTGATGGTATGACATGGGTGCAGGTAGCGCATAAGATGAACCGAATGCATCCAAAGAGAAAAATAGCATATACAGAAGATAGCTGCAGAATGAGAAATGCAAGATTTTTTCAAGAAAATTAGAAAATGTTCGGTCACGTTCGCAAAAAATAGTCTAATATATAGGCTAGAGCGATTAGATGAAATATCTTTACGTTCTTCAACATTTTTTTTCGGCACTCTTTTTTGTAAAGGGTGCTGTTTTATTTTGCATATGTAGAATAAAGTAGAAAATTATGATATTATTAAGAAAAAGATGTTGGAGGATGTTAATATGGCATATGAAAATGGAGATAATGTATACGACTACTGTCAATTGGTTTTTGAAAAATATAAAAAAGATAGTTTGATTTTTGTAAAGGCATTACAAATAGTACAGTCTTTTAGCAATAGATCAGATTTCCCATTCTGCATAGAAGAATTAAATCAAGCGATTAAACATATATTAGGAGAAGATGTAAATGATTTTGCATATATGATCAATAAATATGTTACAACCTTGGAAAGTACTATGAAGTGGGAACCAAGAAAAGCTTTAAATCTATATGGAGAATTTGATCCTGATGATCCGGGAGATCCTATTGATTTGTTAGAAGGTTATAGCAAGGAAGAAGGCGATAGAATTGCCGAAAATTTTAAAAATGATATTACAGCATTTTGTATTACAATGACACCAATTTTTGATAAGATATTTTTTATGAATAATAATCCATTGGGAATAAAAAAGATTATGGCAGATGATAATTCACAAGATGGCAAGAAAAATATAAGAATAATAAGAAATGACGAAGAATTTCTGGATGTACGTCTTGGACAAGAAGAAATGAAAGAATTAGCACGTGCTTTAAAAGAACTAGCAAAAGATTTTGATTAAGGAGAATTTTAATTATGGGAGAAGTAATCAATTTTCAAAATCAATTTGCTGAAAGAGATACAGGAAAGAGAATCAACCAATATGATATAAATAAGGGAAATCAGAATAGGGATGATGAAATGGATAATAATAAAATTCTAGAATTGTATATCGCAAAAGTTGATAAGGATCAATCTGAATTAAAACAGGATATAAGAGAAAGTGAAAATAGGATATTTCAAAAGGTATCTGATTCAGAAGAACGAATGAATAAAAGATTAGATAAGATAGAAGACTTAATAAAAGATCAAAATACAAAATTCGATAAAATGGATGATAAAATTGTAGAAGTTAGCCAGTCTGTGAAAAATGGTTTAGAGGATTACAGAAAATTTTTGTGGGGCATTACAATATCTATTTTATTAGCGATAGCAGCTATGATAATAACTATGGTAGTAACATTGCATTAATTGGAACACAGTAAAGCTTAAAAGATATATTGAATGAAGCACCTTCGGGTGCTTTTTTTCATGCGTAAATTTAGAAAGGATGGGAATAAATGAAACGGTATATTGGAACAAAGATTATCAAAGCAAGACCAATGACAAGAGGTGATTATAACGATTACCGAGGATGGCAGATTCCAGCAGACGAAGACCCATTGGATGAAGGGTACCTGATGGAATATGAGAATGGACATGTACAGTGGCTACCCAAAGAAATGTTCGAAACTGATTATAAAGAATGCAATGCAATGACATTCGGATTTGCGATTGAAGCGATGAAAAAGGGAAAGAAAGTAGCAAGAAAAGGTTGGAATGGAAAAGGCATGTATCTATTCAAGTCCCCAAAAGTAGGCTGTCAGATGCACAAGCAGTACACAGGAAAAGATATCAATGATCTGCAAGAATTTATTGTTATGAAGGCAGCAGATGATACGTTAGTTCCATGGTTAGCATCACAGACAGACGTATTGGCAGAAGACTGGATGATTATAGAATAAGGAGATTAACATGAAAAAGAAATTTCTAGTAGCATTGTTAGGATTAGCAATTATTGGTGGAACATTAACTGCATGCACAGAAGCAGATAAAGTATCTAGCAATGTATCGCAGGAAGCAGATAATTTTAATGTATTACGCAGATTTGCAGTGATCAATACAAGAACAGACAAAGTAGAATTTGAACTAGTTGGAGCATTTTCATTAGAAACAGACAGCAGTAAGAAAGTAAAACTTATTGTAGAGACAGAAGATGGAACATATAAGAAACATATCATTGGCATGAATCAAGACAGCATGTATGTGATCGAAGATCTTGGAGGGGCAAAGGTTAATAAGTACAAGTATGAAGTGAATTATATTCCAGAATCCATTATTCCATTTACAGTAAAGAGTAGCAAATAAAGAACAATACGTAAGAAAGGAGTGAGCCTGAATGGCATTAACAGAAAAACAAAAAAGATTCTGCGATGAGTATTTGATTGATCTAAATGCTACTCAGGCTGCAATTAGAGCTGGATATTCGGTAAAAAATGCTGATAAGATTGGATCTGAACTACTAGGTAAAACTAGAGTTTCAGAGACAATTTCAAGAAAGATAGCTGAGCGATCGAAGCGAACTGGTATCAATCAGGATAGAGTTATTCAGGAACTAGCACGAATCGCATTTGTAAATCCACAAAATGTAATAGATTCAGAAGATGCTTCTGTAAGAGAAGATGCGACAGAGGATGATCTGGCATGCATACAGTCCGTAAAGGTCAAGACGATGGATGGAGCAAAAGGAAAATCGGTTGAGAGAGAAGTTCGATTGAATGACAAAATGAAGGCTCTTGAATTGCTTGGAAAGCATCTCGGAATGTTCAAGGACAAGCTGGAAGTTGATGCTGATATGGATCTGAATATTACAATCGACTATGGTGAGGATGATACTGGATGAACATAAAAGTACAGGCAAATCCTTGCTTCAAAGAGGTTGATCGTAGCAAAAAACGATACATTGTGATGAAAGGCTCTGCCGGATCCGGAAAGAGTATGGATACAGCACAGCATTATATCCTGAGACTCATGAGCGATCCTGGTCGTAATCTTTTATGTGTTCGAAAAGCAGATGTAACGAATAGAGATAGCACTTTTGCAGAATTGCAGGGTGCTATTTTTCGTATGTTTGGAGAACAATATAAACGATACTGGTACATCAATGCATCAAATATGATCATAGAATGCAAGAGTAATCACAATCAGATCATATTCAGAGGTGTAAACGACGAAAGACAGAGAGAAAAGCTGAAATCAATCACATTCAAACGAGGAAAGCTAACAGATGTTTGGATAGAAGAAGCGACAGAGATCACACAGTCAGATTTTGAGATCATTGATGACCGATTGAGAGGCGAATTGCCAGAAGGACAGTTCTATCAGATTAGGATGACATTTAACCCTGTGTCAGCACACCACTGGATCAAGAAAGTGTTCTTTGATCGCGCTGATTCTGACGTACTGACACACCAGTCAACTTACGAAAAGAACCGATTTATTGATGAAGCATACCACAGACGAATGTTAAGACGTAAAGAAGTAGATCCAGAAGGATATAGAGTCTATGGTCTAGGCGAATGGGGAGAAGTTGCAGGATTAATCCTTAAAAATTATGTCATAGAAGAATTTGATCGTACACCAGAACACTTTGATTATATCGTAAATGCACAGGACTTTGGATTCAATTATGCCAACTGCATTGGGGAGGTTGGATTTAAGGACGGTGATCTGTATCTCTTCCAGGAACTGTATGTGTATGAGATGGATACAGAGGAGATCATTAAACGGGCAGCAGGAAGATTCAACAAAAAGCTTCGAATGTGGTGTGACTTTGCGGAACCAGATCGAATCAAGATGTGGAAGAAAGCAGGCTATAGAGCAAAAGGAGTAAAGAAAGAGCCAAACAGCGTCAGTGCTCAAATTGATTATCTTAAACAGCATAGGATACACATCTATCCAAGCTGTGTAAACACAATTAAAGAAATACAGCAATGGAAGTGGAAGAAAGATGAGAGAACAAATACTTATCTGGATGAACCAGTTCCATTTTTTGATGATGCAATGGCTATGCTACGTTATTCAATTGAAGAAGAACGTAAACAGAAGCCAAGACTAAATACCAACGTGAAAGGAGGAATATAATGCGAAAAGAAATTTATAGAATATCGCCAGACGAAGAACTAACAGATGCGAAGTTGAGTCAGTTTATCGCAAGGCATGCTACAGAAAGCACGTTTCGGTATAAACAATTACAAGATGCATACGAAACAGATTTCCCAATCTTTCACGAAAAAACAAAACCAGAGTGGAAACCCGATAATCGTATTGCTGTAAACTTTGCAAAATACATTGTAGACACAATGAACGGGTATTTCATTGGAAATCCAATCAAAATCACAGTAGATGGTGGAGAGGAAGCGATTGAAAAATACATAGAATTTCTCGATCAATATAATGATCAGGATGACAACAATGCAGAATTGTCTAAGATTTGCTCTATTTATGGAAAAGGGTACGAAATGTATTATAACGATGAAGATGGAAACGTCGGAATTATATATTTAGATCCAACAGAAGCGTTTATGATCTATGATGATTCGGTACTTAAACGTGAACGCTATTTTGTTCGGCTATATAGGGATGAGGATAATGTCTTGCATGGAAGTGTATCGGACCAAGAAAAAGTTCGATGGTTTACTATAAAAGGAAAGATTGTTTGGAATGAACAAGAACAATTACATTATTTTAATGGGGTTCCAGCTACGGAATATCGTGAAAATAAAGAATGCCAAGGAATATTCGAACCGGTGATGTCCATAATCAATGCATTCAACAAAGCAATCAGTGAAAAAGCCAATGATGTAGATTATTTTGCAGATGCATATTTGAAAATTATAGGGACTTTGCTAGATGAGGATGAATTGAAACATATTAGATCAGACCGTGTGATCAACTTTGATGGAGATGGCGAAAGTGTAATCGTTGATTTCTTACAGAAACCAAACGGAGACACGACGCAGGAAAACTTACTTGATCGATTACAAAATCTGATATTTTTAATTGCCATGGTAGCCAATATTTCAGATGAAAATTTTGGAACAAGTTCGGGTATTGCAATGGCATATAAATTGCAGGGAATGAGTAACCTTAGAAAAACCAAAGAACGAAAGTTTACCTCTGGAATGAATCGAAGATATAAGCTGATTTTTAGCAATCCTGGAAATGCTATGAAAAAAGATGATTGGGTGAAGTTGCATTATAAATTCACACCAAATGTTCCAGCAAACCTATTAGAAGAAAGTCAGATCGCACAAAATCTTTCTGGCGTTGTGTCACAAGAAACACAGCTCGGAGTCTTAAGTGTTGTGGATAATCCGAAGACAGAGATTGAACGTATAGACAAAGAAGAGGAGAAGCCGAGAGATGTAGTGATGCAGCAGATGTTTGGAGACAAGACAGATGAGCAGTAAAAATTACTGGAGAGAGCGAGAAGAACGTCAGAGAAAATTGAATATCAAAAATGAAGCTGAGTATCAAAAGAAATTAGATGATATTTATGCGGATATGCTTGAAAATATAGAAAAGGAGATCAATGGATTCTATGTAAAATATGCGAAATCAGAAGGAATCACGATGGCAGAAGCTAAGAAACGAATTTCAGAGATTGATATTGAAGCCTATGCTAAGAAAGCAAAACGCTATGTAAAGAACAAAGATCTCTCAAAGAAAGCAAATGATGAAATGCGGTATTATAATGCAGCGATGAAGATCAATCGATTAGAGCTGTTGAAAGCTAATATTGGAATGCATTTAGTTGGTGGCTATGATGAACTCGAGAAGATTTTTGGAGACGCATTTACGCAGCGGACAGAGGAAGAAATGCGAAAACAAGCAGGTATTCTTGGAAAGACAATTCAGAACAATGGCGAAAAAGCAGAAGTGATCGTAAATGCGTCTTACAAAAATGCAACTTGGTCAGAACGTATCTGGGCGCATCAGTCAATGCTGAAATCAGAGATTGATAAACTTCTTCAAGAAGGATTGATTCAAGGAAAGCATCCAAGTGTACTGGCAAGACATTTAGAAAAACGATTTGGAGTCAGTGAAAGCAACGCAATGAGGCTGATGGTTACAGAACTTGCAAGAGTTCAGACAGAAGCCCAGAAACAGTCGTTTATACAGAATGGCTTTGAAGAGTATGAATACATAGCATGTGAGAAAGCGGATGCATGCAATCAATGCAGATCATTGGATGGAAAGGTATTTAAAGTCGAGGATATGATGCCCGGAGAAAATGCCCCGCCAATGCATCCGTATTGTCATTGTAGTACAGCGGCTCATATGGATGATAATGATTATGAGAAATGGCTAGATACGTATTCGGAGCATGGACTTGATTTTGACACATGGAAACAATTAAATGTAACGGAAAGCGCAAATATTGAATGCTTACGCAAAGGAAGCAATCATGTTTTGTTAGACGAAATAAAATCGGATCACTATGGAAGAAAATTCAATAAAATAACAAAAAACAGTGCTGTTAATAACTCTGTGAGAAAGTATTCAAGAGCAATACTAACTCATAGAAATGGAACAGATGGCGAAGATTTATACATAATTAGTGCTAAGACTGGCAAAAGGTTATTTTCAAAGACAAAGGGAGCAAATGAGCTTGGAGTAGAATTATCTTTAGAAGAGATAAAGAAAATTAAACAATATGCAAATGTGGATGGAATTATAGGTATACATAATCATCCTACAAATATTCTACCAACAGGAAGTGATTTTGTGTCTGCAGGTGCAAGAGGTTATGAATTTGGTATTGTCGCTACGCACGACGGCAGAGTATTTTTATATAAAACAGGAAATAAGCCGTTTAGAAGTGCATATTTCAATCAAAACGTTGACAAATATGTATCTGCGCCATACAATTACGATATAGAGAAAGCTCAGATAAAAACATTATCTGAGTTTGGAAAGGAGTTCGGAATTGTATGGAGAGAATTGACATAGAAAAGAAGGATGTAATTATTCACAGAGATATGGCTCCTGAAGAAAGAGAAAAGGAACTTCAAAAATTAAAGGAAGAAAGCAATCAACTTAAAGAATGGGAAGAATAGGCACTACTGCTAATGATGATGGGTAGTGCTTATTTTATTTGCGAAAATCAGGGTTCAAGGTTTTAAGCAAAAAGAAAGTAGATGGAGTCTGGTATATTCTTTTACGAGAGGTGTAGCTATGGCGTATGAAGATATTTATAAAGGATTAACAGAAGAAGAAAAACAAAGAATGATCAAAGACGACATTCCAAAGTTTCGAGTTATAGGAGACGCTAATTTATCGGAAGAAGAGTTGGGACAAGCCGAACAAGATTTAGACAAAATAATTAAAAGACTTCGAAAGAGAGCTAAAAACAAAAATGATAGAAATAAAAATACGTGATCATGAAATCACAGTAGTAGGCCATGCAAATTATGCAGAGTATGGCAGAGACATTATATGTGCATCGGTGTCGATGTTATTGCAGAACCTAGTAAAGTCGATTCATGATCTAACCGACGACAAAATAGAATACGATTTAAAAGCTGGACAGGCTTTTATCAAATACAGGAATTTATCAGAGAAATCGAAAACTTTGATAGATTCCTTTTTTATTGGTATTTGCAGCATTGCAGATGCTTATCCGAATTATGTTCGGATTGTGTAACTATTATGACCGAAAAGTCGTTAAACTAAGTTTTTGTTAGCAATGATCTGGAAGAGACGGATCAGGGCGAAAGGAGCAAACATGGAGAAACGCAAGTTATTTTTACAACTGTTCACAGAAGGAGATGACGGTGGGACCGGAGACGGGAATGGCGATGGATCCGGAGCAGAAGGTGGAAATAATGAACCAATGTCGTTTGATGACTTCTTAGCGCAAGAAGGAAATCAGGCAGAATTTGACCGCAGAGTAAACAAAGCAATCAAAACAGCAGTGACCAAATCAGAGGAAAAATGGAAGGCACTGACTGACGATAAGCTGACTGAAGCAGAAAAGCTTGCTAAAATGACCAAAGAAGAAAAAGCGGAATATCGTGCGAAGAAAGCAGAAAAAGAACTGGAAGAACTGAAAAAGATGAATGCCAGAACAGAACTTGCGAAAACAGCACGAAAGATGTTAGCGGACGAAGACATCAATATTCCAGATGAGCTTCTTGGTAATTTGGTAGCAGACGATGCAGACGGAACTAAGACAGCAGTTGAATCATTTGCAAAAATGTACAAGGAAGCTGTGCAGGCAGCAGTTAAAGAAGCGATCAAAGGAAAACCACCAAAAGCAGGAACAGGCGGTGGAAACACGATCACAAAGGAGCAGATAATGGATATTAAAGACCCGATTGAACGTCAGAAGATGATCCGAGAAAATATTAATCTGTTCCAGTAAAGAAAGGAGAAGAAATGGGAAAATATAAATTAGACCTGCAGTTATTTGCAGCACCAGATGGAATGACTGGACAGGGAAACTTAGAAGTAAAGGCAAGGGAAATTGACTTTGTAACATCTTTCGGAAAGAATATTCAGGCATTATTAGATGTACTTGGTATCGCAAGGATGATCAGAAAAGAGAATGGAAGTGCCTTAAAAACAAAAGAAGTAGCAGGAGAACTGAAATCAGGAGATATTGGAGAGGGAGAAGAAATCCCATATTCTCAGTACAAAGTAACAGAAAAGGTATTCGATACGATTAAGATTGAAAAGTATCGAAAAGGCGTATCTTTGGAAGCAATTGCAGAAAAAGGATATGATGTTGCTGTCAATGATACAGACGAAGAATTTAAATCAGATCTTCAAAATAAGGTTAGCGATAAATTCTACAAGCAGTTAAAAGCTGGATCATTAACAGGATCAGAAACGACATGGCAGATGGCGATTGCAATGTCTATCGGAAAAGTTAAGGACAAATTCAAGAAGATGAAAAGAACCGCAACGGGTGTGGCTGTATGGGTTAATACACTTGATGTGTACAAATACCTAGGTGCAGCAGATATTACACTGCAGACAGCATTTGGATTTGAGTACATGAAGAATTTCTTAGGTGCTGATGTAGTATTTATCAGCTCTGAGATTCCAGAAGGTGTTGTAATTGCAACTCCATTAAACAACATCGTAGCTTATTACGTCGATCCAGGAGACAGTGAATTTGTAAAAGCTGGATTATCTTATACAACAGATCCAACAACAGGATTTATTGGATTTCACGCACAGGGAACATACGAAAGAGCGATTTCAGATATGTTCGCAATCATGGGCTTACGCCTTTTCTGCGAATATCTAGATGCAATCGCCTATACAAGTGTTGGAAGCCGAGATACACAGACTCTTGGAGAGTTACATCTTACAGCAGTAGAAGGTACAAATGCTGGTGATACAGCGATCACAATGGATGAACAGCTCATGTCTATGAAAAATGCATTTAAATATAAAATAAATGCATCTGCGGCAACAACAGTAACTTACGGCATGGATGTAAAGAACTGGTCTAAATGGGATGGAGTATCAGAAATCACAGCAGCAAAAGGCAGTCATGTGACAATTGTTGAGTGTGATCGTAACTATAAAGCAGTAAGATCAGGGGATGTAGTGTCCGCTGCGAAAGAATAGTGAGGTGCTGATATGGCTTATGAGGTAGTAAAAGCATTTCATGATCTACAGGATTATAAAGATATTAAAGGCGGCAAAGTGTATCATCACTATGACGTTGGGGATACATATCCAAGACAGGGATTAGATCCAGTGCCAAATAAAACTAGAATCGAGGAACTTCTTAGCAGCGGAAACGCTCAGGGAGTTCCTTTAATCGCGGAAGTAAAGGAGAAAGCGAATGCTGGAAAAGCTTAAGATAATGCTTTGTTTTGAGGATTCCACACAGGACGAAAAACTGATGCTGATCTTAGATTCTGTAGAATCGAGGCTTCGATTGCTTCTTGGCGGTGCGGATCCACCAGATGAGATGGAACATATCATTATCGAAGTAGCGATCATTCGTTTTAATCGCATCGGATCCGAAGGACTGGCAAGTCATAATGTTGAAGGAGAAACACAGTCATATGCGTCCGCAAATGATTTTGCTCCGTTTATGGATGAGATTCGGGCATATTTAGAAATGCAAAAAGATGCAAAACGAGGAAAGTTGAGGTTTCTATGAGATATGATACGACGGTTTATTTCCAGAAACTGATGCAAGGAGAGTATGATCCGGAAACAGGAGATTATAAAGAAGATTCTATACGTGAAGATGCTAAGCAGGCAGCAGTCATGGATACATCAACGCAAATGATGCAGCTTATCTATGGAACAATCAAACAGGGAAGTTTGACGGTTCAGCTACAGAATCATTATGATCATCCGTTTAATCGGGTTAGAATTGGAAACAAAATCTATAAAGTTGATCACTCAAGGAAACTTAGGACCAAGCAAACATTTATTGTATCGGAGGTGCAGTGATGAGTGGTATCAAGGTAAATGGGTTAGATCAGTTAAATGCAAAGCTCAGAAAAAACATGGATCTTAACGTAGTAAAGACAGTAGTCAAAAAGAATGGGGCTGATCTGCAGAAAAAAGCACAGAGATATGCTCCTGTAGATACTGGGGCATTAAAGAGAAGCATTGGTCTTAATATCAAAGATGGCAGTTTAACTGCGGTTGTAGCGCCGACAACAGAATATGCAGAATATGTTGAATATGGAACACGTTTTATGGAATCGCAACCGTATGTGCGCCCGGCGCTAGGTGAGCAGAAGCAGATTTTTAAAAAGGATTTAGAAAAGATAATGAGGTGATTATGGATCCACAGCAGGAACTATTTACTGCGCTGCTGTTAAAATTAAAAGAAAAATATGAGGATACGGGAATTGGTGTGTATGATACATTCTTACCGCCAGATGGAACCCCGTATCCTTTTATTTATCTTGCTGACAGCACACAGGATGATCAGGCAAATAAAACAACAGTCTTTGGCGCAGTTAGTCAGGTAATCCATGTCTGGCATAACAATCCAAGACAGAGAGGAACACTATCGAAGATATTGCTAGAAATCAAAGATATCTGCTACAAGATCGGAGAAACAAAGAATTTTGGTTGGGGTCTTGTAAGAGTGAATCAAAGAGTCCTCTCAGACGCAACAACAAAAGAACCCCTAATGCATGGGGTTTTAGAATTAGAATTTACATTTAATTAGGAGGTAGCAATGTTAGATTTACAGCTTTTTGGAAATGAAGCGGTACAAGGTAAAAAGATTGTTTATCTGTACCGAATTTTATCAGAAGCACCAACACAGAGTGGTACAGCATTGGCATTCACAACAGAGAATGGCCGTACTAAATCGAAAGATGCTGATTCTACTGCGACAAAGGATGGTTCTATCAGAACACCTGGTGCTGCAGAAGTGGAAATCACAGCGACATCGATTTTGAAGAAAGGTGATGAGCTAATTAATAAATTAGAGAAGGCACTGGATGACGACGCGTTGATCGAAATCTGGGAAGCAAATTTAGCAGAGCCAGCGGAAGCAGGAAATAACAAGTTCAAAGGAACGTATTTTCAGGGATATTTAACAGAGATTGAATACACAGCTAATGCAGATGAGTTTGTAGAAGTTTCCTTAACGTTTGGTATTAACGGAACAGGTGCAGACGGAGATGTAACTGTGACAACACAGCAGCAGGAACAGGCATATGCATTCGTAGACACACCAAAAACAGGAGCTTAGGAGGATATAACATGTACGAATTACAGATTAATCAGTCAACTTACGAGTTTAATTTTGGCATGGGATTTATGAGAGCGCTAAATAAAACTCTCTCTGTTCCAGTAGAAGACATTAAAGGGAAAACAAAAGAGATCGGAATGCGATATAAGATTGCAGAAGTGATCGATGGAGATATTGAAGCATTAGAGGATGTTCTTTTGATTGCTAATAAAGGATTTTCACCTAGATTAGAAAAGAAAGAATTAGATAAGTTTATTGAAGATGAAACAACAGATCTTGATGAACTGTTTAAGTCAGTATTGGGTTTCTTAGAGAGTGCAAATGTTACCAAGAAAACGACACAGGAGATTCAAGATGCGATCAAGGAACAGAAACAGGAGAAATAAAAGATTTCGAAGAACAGTACCGGGAGATAGCAATTGACTGCTTCCGGTATTTTGGTTTTACATCATTTGATCAGGTGGATCAGCTGACGATCGCGCAATATGAGATCATGGCTGAAGCGGCAAGATTAAAAGAAGTAGATAAAGACTATCGAAACCATCTGCAGGCATTTCTTAATTTTGCTGTACGAGCAAAAAAGAAAGCGGGGAAGAACAAACAAAGGCCTGTCTATCCGACATTTAAAAAGTTCTATGACTATGAAGATGCGATTGAACAAGCAAAGCAGAAGAATAAACCAGACAGATTTGAAAAGATGAAGAGATTGTTGAGAAGGAGGGAGAGCTGATGGCAGAAACATATAGTGTTGAAGCAATATTGACGGCAAGAGATGCTGGTTTTGAAGCCGGAATGAAAGCAGCTCAAAAATCGACACAATCCTTAGGTGCTGTTTTAAAAAAAGGAATCGGCTTCGGGGCAATGATGGCGATTGGAAATAAAGCCGTATCCGTAGTTACCTCTGGACTTTCTGAAATTGTTAGCGGTTTAAATGAATCAAGTGCTGCATGGAAAACGTTTGAAGGCAATATGGAAATGAATAATCATTCACGAAAAGAGATTGTCAGCACTAAAAAAGAGCTTCAAAAGTTTGCAGAACAAACAATCTACAGTTCCTCTGATATGGCATCTACTTATGCACAGTTAGATGCAGTTGGTACAAAAAGCACAACAAAACTTGTAAAGGGTTTTGGCGGATTAGCAGCAGCTGCAGAAAATCCACAACAAGCAATGAAAACTTTATCCCAGCAAGCAACTCAGATGGCAGCAAAGCCTAAGGTACAATGGCAGGATTTCAAATTGATGGTCGAACAGACACCTGCAGGTATTGCAGCAGTTGCAAAAACAATGGGAAAATCTACGCAACAGTTAATTAAAGATGTTCAAGATGGAAAAATAAAAACAGAAGATTTCTTTGATGCTGTGGCAAAAACTGGAACAAACAAACAGTTTACCAAATTGGCAACAGAATATAAGACTGTAGGACAGGCAATGGATGGCTTGACTGAAACAGCATCTAATAAGTTACAGCCAGCGTTTGATAAAGTATCCAGCATTGCGATTAAAGGAGTTAGCAACATCACAAACCTTCTCAATAAAGTAGATGGTGATAAAATAGCAACAAAGATAGGAGGATTCGCATCAAAAGCAGGGAAATACTGGGATGTTTTTAAAACAGATGCAAAAGAAGTGGGACAAGCATTCGGTTCTGCAGTAAGTGCTATTGGAAAAAGTACGGGAAAGCTAAACGGCTCTTTTGGATCCGACAAATCTGTGTCTGGTTTTAAAAGTGTAGTTGATAGCATCTCAGGGGGATTAAAAGCTCTAGCTGGTTTTGCGGAAAAACATTCTGGAGCGATTGCAAGTCTTATAACAACGTTGCCAAAGATATTAATTGGGTTTAAAGCATTTAAAATTGTAAAAACTCTTGCACCTGGGATAGGAGGCTTTACGAAATCAATTTTATCGTTAGCTGGAAAAGGAATTACAGGACTTGCAGCAAAGCTTTTTGGGGTAGCAGCAGGCGAGGCGGCCACAGGAAATTCGGCTAAAGTAAGCAATAAGTCAGTTTTAGCGATGGCAAAAAGTACAATGATGTTAGGCGTAGGAGTTTTAATGGTTGCAACTGGATTTGGGATTATGGCACAAGCAAGTATTGCACTAGCTAATTCCGGCGGATTGGCAATAGGGATAATGCTTGGGATGACTGGTGCATTGGCTGCACTTGTAATTGGCGGAATGGCTGCAATGAAGATATTTTCTCAAACACCAGCAAGAGCACAAGCTGGAGCAGTAGCTTTACTCGCTTTAGGAGCAGGAATATTAATGGTTGCAGCAGGCCTAGCAATCATGTCAGCAGCAAGTATCGCACTTGCTAATGCAGGTACACCAGCGATCGCCTGTATGGCAGGAATGGTTGTAGCTGTTGGAGCGTTAATGGCGATTGCAGGAGCCGTTGGACCAGCAATGACAGCAGGGGCAGTTGGATTTATAGCTTTTGGAGCAGCGATTGTCCTTGTTGGAGCAGGAGCATTATTAGCAGCTGCATCGCTATCAGTTGTTGCAGGAGTTCTTCCAACAGTAGTGCAATACGGAACTGCAGGAGCTGTGGCAATAGCATCACTTGGAGCAAGCATGATTGTATTTGGAACAGGAGCAGCAGTTGCTGGAGCTGGATGTATTGTACTTGGAGCTGGATTACTAGCGGTTGGAGTTGGAGCTACGACAGCAGGAGCCGGGCTTTTAATACTTGGAACATCGCTTACAGTAACAAGTACAGGATTTACTGCATTTGGAAATGTTATCAAAACTGTCGTTGGCGCAATCAGCGGAGGGCTTCGAAGTGTACTTGATGGAATTTCGGGTGTGATCAAGTCTGTTGGAGAATCTGCGAAGAATGCAGGAACTGGATTTAAGAGTGTAGCCGAAGGAATCAAGATGATTTCCGGATTATCGATAGGATCTATTGCAAAAAGCCTTGGGGCAGTAGCAATCGGGATTGGAAAAATCTCTCGTAAAGGCTCCGACATACAACAGACTGCAAATGGCATGAAGACTCTATCAGCAGCATCAACATCTGTAAATTCAAGCTTTGGATCCATGGGAGCGAAAGCAACATCAGCGCTATCTGGAATCAAAAAATCAATGTCTAGTACGGCCAATGCTGCAAAATCATCCGGAAAGAAGATGGGAAGCGGATTCACCTCTTCCATGCAAAGTGGATTAAGCAAAGGACCAGCCATTGCCTCAAAAGCTGTATCTAGCACAAATTCAAGATTACGTTCAGGACGATCTGGAGCATATAGTGCAGGTGCTTATATCAGTCAAGGTTTTGCGCAGGGAATGAGGTCATGCCTTGGACAGATCGAAGCTGCAGCATCCAGAATGGTATCAGCAGCAGAAAAGGCAATTAGGGCAAAAGCTCAGATTCATTCACCATCAAAACTTACAAAGAAAGACGGTCGATACATTGCAGCAGGTCTTGCAATTGGGATCAGAAGCGGAATAAACAATGTGAAATCTGCAGGTAAGACTTTGGCAAAAACAGCTATTGATACAATGAGGAAAGCTACAAAGACACGAAAATACGAAGATGCTGCAAGCAGTGCAGTCGATAAATATAAATCGTCTATGAATAGTAAAGTATCCAGTGTTACAAAATCATTGAACAAGACAATAGACACTGGCATCAAAAAAGCAAAAAAACAGAATCCAAAACTTAAAAAGGCCTATACGAAGGTTGGAAAGATTCTAAAATCTGACATGAGCAAAACTATAAAGAACCAAGGACAAAAAGCAATCAATGCGGCAGATAAGACGTTAACAGCTCTTGGGAAGAAATATCAAGAGAAATACGATGCGATTGTCGCAGATCGGGATAGTTATAAGAGTAAATTGGTTGATTATGGAGATCTTTTTAGCTCAGATAGTTATGGGTTTATTTCTATTGTGGATTTTAAAGCACAGAAAAAGCAGGTCGAACAGCTTGCAAAAAATATGGAGAGACTTAAAAAGGTGCTTCCGTATGATCTCATGAAAGATATCCAGAATCTTGATACTGCACAGGGTCTGAAATATACAACAGAACTGTTAAAGAAAAGTGATGCGTGGTTAACACAATACGGAAAAGATTATACAGCTTTTATGAATACAGCTAATTCTAGTGCAGAAGCATATTATAAGCCTTATATTGATCAGATTGATAAAGATTATAATAGCGCAGTTACGAGCGAATTGAATAAGCTGAAAACAAAAATGAATACAATTGCAAAAGAAGCAACTGCAGGTTTTGTGAAGGGGCTAACATCTAAATCTAACAAGAAAGCCTTAAATAAGGCGGCAAAAGATTTGGCTAATATCCTCACAAGGGCAGTGAAAGGAAAACTAAAAATCCACTCACCATCCCGTGTCATGAAAGCCCTAGGTGTTTTTGTTGTAAAAGGATTTGTCAATGGAATTTCTTCTATGGGTAATACACTGGATAAAACGATGAACAATATTATAACAATTCCAAACTTTGATAATCTTGCGATTGCAGGAGATGTTGGCGGTAGTCTTAGTAGTGATTATGACTACTATGCACAAGCAGAGTATACGATTGTTGTTCCAGTTGATCTCGATGGCAAAGAGGTTGCAAGAGTAACAGCTCCATACACAGAAGCAGAGCTAAGCAAACGGCAGACAAGACAGAACAGAAAATTAGGAAGATTGTAACAGGAGGCGCATATGCAATACAAATTTATAGATATCTATGATTCACAAGATGAGATTGCATTGCCTTCTGAAGCAATGAATTTCAATGGAAAATTTCTTGAAAATGAGATTCTGGGGTATAGGACACTATATGTTAGTGGAAGGGAATCTCTTGCTCCTGAATTAGAATTTTTTGACCGAACCAGAAGACACGGTAAAGAGGTTAAGGGAAGACGATTCACAGAAAGAGTGATTACGGTAGGATATCAGCTGATGAGTCCTACCGCTTTTGATTTCCGCCTGGCTTATAATAAGATGGCTCAGATTTTAAATGTGGATTCTGCAAGGATTGTATTTGCAGATGAACCAGATAAATATTTCACTGGAACACTTACTTCGATTGGAGATGTAGATCCTGGAAGATTATGTATTACTGGAGAATTAGAATTTACATGTGCTGACCCATTCAAATATTCGATAAAGGAAAAAGCATATAGTTTATCTAAAAAAACAGAGATCTATTATGAAGGGACACAAGAGTGTTTCCCCAAAATACAATGGAAAATGAAAAGTAATGCTGGATATGTTGCAGCATATAAAAATGATGCGCAAACAATCATACAGATCGGAAATGTATCAGAACAACAAGGGTCTGGAAATACATTTCAAACTGGAGATATTATTACGGCACAATGTGAAGACGCAAAAATTTTTGTGAATAATAGGGAATCAGAAACACTTGGAGCACTAGGGAATACATGGGAGAGTTTTTATTTATCCCCTGGAGAGAATACGATCGGAGTATTGACGTCAGATTGGAGCGGGATTCCAGAAGCCCAATTATTAGTGAGGGAGGTTTGGTTATGATATTGTATTTTGCAAATCGTGAATTAAACATTATAGGGAAAACCTCAACTAAGCTGCCGAAAGGAAGTGTTATATCAAATGATAAAAAAACAGAAGATATTGAAACAATGGCAACATCTTTTGAATGCGATGTATCATATACAGCATCGGATCAGAGGAATATTGAGATTTGCACAACACCGGGGAACTATATTTTGCGGAAGACAGAAAATGATGAGGATATAATGTTCCAGATCATAGATTCTGAGAAAGATGACGACTCTATGACTTGGCATATCTATTGCGAAGATGTTGGAATGGAATTATTAAATGAAGTTGCATTAAAAACAGAAGAAGCTAAGTCCTGGACAGCAACGCAAGCAATATCAAATACAATTATAGGAAGTGGATATGAGATAGGAATCAATCGGAGTGATAGTACCCAGAAACTTTGTGAATTTTCAGAGCAGACAAGATCAGAAAGGTTAAAAGACATTGCTGATTTATTTGCTATCGAAATTGATTATCGCTTCGATTTGAGCAGCGATGAAAAAACGGTATCTCACAAATACATTGATATATACAAAAAAAGAGGTGAAAGCAAGGGTGTAATACTGAGAAAATATATCGATTTTGACAAAATAACTGTTTCAAAATCAATACAGAATTTGGCAACATCGTTATACGCATATGGTGCTGCAGATACGTCCGGAGTAGCAATAACGTTAGAAGGGTATGCATATGATGATGGCGATTTTGTCATTGCACAACAAGAATTTGATGATAGAAACGGGGACGGAATACCGGATAAAGGATACTGTTTACAATCCAGAAACGCTCTTGAAAAATGGGGAAGGTGTATCGATGGGACAAAAAGGCATATAACGAAAATATACAATCTCGATACAGTTGATCAGAAGACATTGTTCGAAGGAACGTTGAAAGAATTAAAAGCAATTTGCGATATCGCAACAAATTATGAATGTGATATATCAAATACGACCAAAAGCATATCACTTGGAGACACGATTAATATGGTGGATGAAAGTGCTGCATTATTTTTATCATCAAGAGTTTTAAAGATAGAAACCTCTGTAGTAGACAAAACAAAGAAATTGACTCTGGGTAAGTACTTAATCAAGAGTAATGGAATTTCAGACCAGACGAGACAAAATATCACACAGATTATTACGACGGTTATTGGAAGCAGGGTTCAAGAGATGTCTGCGGATGACGTCAGAAGTATATGCGTGTAATGTAAAGGAGAAATATGATATGGCATTAATGGGAGAAGAAGCTTTAAAAGAAGTCTGGAATATGATAAAAGGAAAAATCTCAGAAGAAAAGCAAATGTATAAATGGGTTTTTGCAGATAAGAACTGTACAATGTCAATATTTCGCCAAATGAACATTTGTAATATCAGGGTGACCGCTAAAAATGACCTATCAGGCTTCGAGCTAAGATTGCCGGAAGGTTTTTATCCGGATAACGAAATTAGCGATGAAAATGGAATATCAATCGCAATAAATGGAGCTACAAGTGTAAATATATCTTCTGGGAAGACAACTTCATTATCCTATAGCACGTCAAATTTTCTGCCAGATGAAAGCTATAAAATGTAGGGAGAACTGAAATATGATAACGATTGATAATGATTTAAGGACAATAAATATACCTTCTGACACTAGATTGCTTGGAGTGGTAGGTGATAAGGATGTAAATACATTAGAATTTGAAATGCCACGGAGATATAAAGGGTTAGATCTGTCTGAGTATGAAATACAGATAAGATATAAAAATATTGAACGAGGAAGATTAAGATATATGGAAGGTGAATATGATCCACCTAATATTGTTTTCAATGATGAAAAAATTAATTTTTATTGGGTAATCGGTAACGATGCCTGCAGCTATCGTGGAATAACAGAGTTTTCAATATTTTTGGAAAAAGATAACCGTAAATTCAATACCAGATGGGCGGCACTTCCCGTTTTTGAAAAACAATTTCCAGAAGTAGGACACACAGTGAAGGATAGCGAATTGGTAGAAATTGATGTAGATGAGATGAAATTTAGTGTTGAAGATGAAATACTTATAATGTCTCGAAAATAGGAGGTTAAAAATGAAGAAAACAGTAAAAGGATTTGTAGATTCAGAAGGAAATGAATATCAGTATAAAGATGAAATTGCCCGTTTACAAAATCAAAAGTTTCAGGAGCATTTGGATAATACGCCATATATGACTGTAGAAGAAGGGGAGTCAGAAGATCTTCCAGTATACACGATTGATGATACTGAGATATCAGTAGCGTCTACATGGAGTAGCGAAAAGATCAATGGGAAAATCCAAGAGGTTTTTCGAAATGCCAGTAACGGAAAAAGTAAACTTGCTACCGCTATTGGCAATGGAGCAACGGCAGATATGACTTGGGACCAGTTAGCAAGTAAAGTGTTACATGTTAATTATCAGAAAAAAAGTGGCGAAAACGGAGTGTATTTTGACAAAGCCTTCAACACTGTTCTACTGTGGGCAGTTGCTGGAGCAAATTATGGAGACGATAGAACAGGATGTATTATTGCAAATGGTCTTGCGGACGGCAATGATAAAATAAATATAATGCAAATGGATAGTGGCAACGATATATCTTATAGTATCGTTAATAATGGATCTCAACTTTTTGCTCAAACCCATCCAGCAAATTCGACTCATAATACTTGCTATTACTACTGTTATCAGATTGGATATAACTAGGAGGAAGAACGATAATGGGAAAAAACGGAATACTAAAAAACAAAGCGGGCGAACAGATTTTTCCGGCAACAACAGCCGATCAGGTAGCGTGGGATAAGAACACGAACTTGAAACAGGCAATGGCAAAGCAAGATGCAAGAATTTCTAATCTTGCAAAGCTTAAAGATGGAAGTACAACAGGAGATGCAGAACTGCAAGATATTCGAGTTGGAGCGAATGGAATCGTATATAATAATGCTGGTGAAGCTGTTAGAGAGCAGTTTAATAGTGTGCAGGAATCTTTAAATGATAATATTGTTAATTCAGGAATAGTGAAAAAAGTTTTTTCTGTTGAAAGTGGGAAAAACCATTCTTCGTTAAATGATCAGATATATTTACCCATACTCAGTAATACTAAATATAATGTATATTACATTTCGGATGCAGAATTAATTACAAATTTATTTGTAAGATATACAGATGGTACTGAAAAAAACTATGGCGAGTGTGATTATTTGCAAGCGCATACAACAAAAATTGAAACAAAGGATATTACATCAATTGGAATATATGTCGATAATAAGGATAATTATTCTGGTCAAGTTACATTTGTTGTTGAGATTGAAGAGGCACAAAATAAAAAAATAGTAACAATTGAAAAAAATGTAGCTAATTATACAGGATTAGCATCCGATATTTTTACAATTAAAGTCAATGCAAATTCAACTCACACATCTGCAAAAGATAGAGTTGATTGTGCTATTATACAAAATGAAAATTATTATATTTATTGTGAAACAGGGACAGAAATGCCTGTTACTGTACAGTTATATGGATTACAAGAAGATAATTATGATGGCGAAGTATTATTAACATGTGATGTGAAAAATACTTACATGAAAAAAATAAATGCAACGAAGAGTTATAAGAAAATTGGTATCTATGTAAATAATAATAATAATGATGACATAACGATAAAAAAAATATATGTCAGACAAGAAAAATCTTGTATTAAAGAGAGAATTGTAAATAATCAGAATCTTAGCGATTTTTTTAATTCAACAAACAAAGACAATATCAGCATTGATGAAAACGGAAATGGCGTAACGTTGTATATAAAATATAATCTATTATTGCAAAGTAATATGTTTTCGGTCGAGTACTCTTCGGAAGATATATATAATTTATTCAAGGATGATTATACTTGTACATTAGATAAAAATTATAATACATGTAGTGTTTTGATAACCTCAGGAAATTGTTTTTGTTATGACTATTTTACGAATAAATTAGTGATCGTACCACGTCAAACTGTTGAAAATGATACGTACGCAAGATATCTTGTTTTACTAAGAATTATTGCAAATAAGGCGCAAAATGGATTGTTTTATCGAAGAATTTTAAAAAATAAAATAGAAACTATGTGTAAAACTACGGCAACATTTAAAGTTGCTACGAATATGGATCATTCCTCATCAAAAGATCAAATTTATACCGAGATGCTACAAGGTGTAAAATATAATTTAGTTGTAATGAGTGATTGTGATGTTTTAATCGAGCTATTTGGATATCCAGATTACGGGTCTATTATTAACGGAAATGTTAAAGAAAATAGTATTTCCGTATTAGAATTTACAGTATCAAAAAAAATAGATACTCTTGGACTGTACGTTTCTAATGCAAGCAACAAAGATGCAACTGTCAGCTTTTATGTATTTAGAAATGATGTAGAGTATGCTTCGACATTACAAGACTTTTATTCAACAAAAGCTATTAAGAGCGATAATTTTGATTCACAAATAAAAAAATATTCGGCATTATTAAGAAATGGATCAGCAAATACGGAGCAATTTTTATTCTTTACCGACCCTCATACAATGGGCGGATCAGCAACAAATGAATTTGAATTGGGATTAGGAACAGTAGAAAAGGCTTTCAATAAAACACCAACGGATTTTGTGTTATGTGGTGGCGATTGGTTGCAAAATTCAGACACACAAGACGAAGCGTGCTATAAATTAGGTGTCATAGATGCTTCTATGAGGAAAAAATTCGGTAATAAATATTATCCGATAATTGGAAATCATGATACAAATTATCAGGGAGTTGATGATAACGGAAAAGAAAACAACGGTAGATTATCTCAAAATACATTAAAAAACCTATGGTTTAGAGAATACGGATCTGCTTATTATACATTTAAGACACTAAATAGTAGATTTTATATATTCGATACAGAAACAGACTGGGATGGCGCGATGTCAGAATATCGGTGGAAACAGGTTGATTGGTTTGCATCTGAATTGAAAGAAAATGATGATCTTCATACTGTTATAGGGCTTCACATCTTCACAAATCAGACGAAAGAAATTTTACAACAAAATGTAGTTCCACAACAACTGGCATTGAATGTAACATTAATTGCAAAGGCATATAATAATAAAGAGCGTACAACTATTAATGATAAAATTTATGATTTTACAAATTGTCATGGGAAAGTAGAATTTTTAATCTGTGGACACAGCCATTATGATGCAGAATTTAAATATAATAACATTCCAATTATTATTACAACAAATGCTGGGTATGATCAAAATGCAACATTTGATCTATGCTATGTTGATTATGATGAAAAAAAAATAAAATTAATCAGAATTGGACAAGGTGATGATCGAGATATTGATATTAGTTAACTAATAATTTTACGCAACAAAAGCAGGCGTTAAAAAGAAAACTAAAATTGCCTCTATGTTGAGAAAAAATAGAATAAGTTATACATCTAGTGTATAATACTTATATAGAGAAATTTCTAGTTTTATTAATAGGTGAAAGGGAAGGTATAATTAATGGAAGAGCCTAAAGTAATAGATTGTTTTTGTGCATGGTGTGATTTGCTTGGATATGGTAAAATTTTTAAAGATGCAAAATGGGATTTACATGATAAATCATGTTATGCAAATTTCGAAAGAATAAAAAATGTAAAGGATTTATTGCAGAATCCATTTACATCAGGGAGAACATTGTTGTTGAATGACGGAGTTATTAAGACTTTTGATATTGAAAATGATCCAAATCATGATATAACAAAAATAGTTAATTTTTTAATTCAATTTGTAAATGGATTTGATAAGATTAATGAAAAAGATAAAATTGGAGATAGTTATGGAATAAGAGGTGTTTTCACATATGGTCAAAGATATGAATACACAGAGTATAATTTTATGACTACAACTGGAGAAATTAGTGTTTATTTCCCTAGAGAATTTCAAATGAATACAGCATTTTCAAAAGCTAATATCATAGAAGAATCAGGATCAAAACACGATGTGAAAGGTCCTTTCTTGTATTTTGATTTGTTTGCATTAAAAGCGATTAAGGAAATTGCAAATAAATCGGATAGCCATAGTGTGAAAGAATACAAGGAAGATGGATATTACTGTTTTTCTATTATTAGGATAACTAATCCAATGATCACATTAAAATTTGAAGAAGATAGCATACCATATAACAATGAAGCAATTGAAACTACTTTATACAAGTTATTGGATTATGATTTAGATGAAGCATAAATAAAAGGCGTTCGTGAGAACGTCTTTTTTGATACCTGAAAATATTCACACACAATGAAATTAATTTAAAAGAAAAAGGTAAAAGGAAATGAAAAATTTTATAAAGATTAGAGCAAGACCCACAGAGGTCTTATTTTTATACCCAAATTTAATAAGAAGAAAGGAAAAATAAAATGATGAGAGAATTTATTATGTTACTAAGCAACAATATGTTCTTCAGAATCGTAATGATCGAAGTATGTTTAGATACAATCTTAGGATCATGCAGAGCAATCAAAGAACATAAATTTAACAGCTGTGTTGGAATTGACGGAGCAATTAGAAAGGTGGCGATGCTGATTTCAATTTGCTTTTTAATGGGAATCGATATGATTGCACACATTAACGTATTGGGCCTTGTGCCTCAACAGTATGTACAGTTTCTTGGTGTAGAAAAGCTTGGACTATCAGAGTTTTTTGCTATTATGGATGGATTGTATGAAGCAGTCAGCATTTTGAAGAATGCAGCATTATGTGGATTACCAGTACCAGCAAGAGTGAGAAATTACATACAAAAATTTTTAGAAGATATGACAGAGGAATTACCACAACAGGAAACAACAGCCAATATTATAAAAGAAGAAAAACAGGAGGTATAAGAATATGAAATTCGTAAACAAATTTGCAGATCCATCAAACTACGGCGGAAAAAGAAAACTCTCAGACATGAAATACATCGTTATTCACTACACTGGAAATAAAGGAGACACAGCAATGAATAACTGTAAGTATTTTCAAGGTAAAAATCGTCACGCCTCAGCACATTGTTTTGTTGATGGAAGCGGTACATGCTATAAGTCTGTATCCTTAAAGCGTGTAGCATGGGCAGTCGGAGGGCTATATACTCAGAAAAATGGAGCAGGTAAATATTATAAGAGATGTACTAATGCCAACAGCTTAAGCATTGAAATGTGTAACTGCGTTGGTAAGGTTCCAGATAATGTTTATAAAGATGTCGTTACATTAACAAAATATTATATGAAGAAATATCATATTCCAGCGGACCACGTGATCAGACATTGGGATGTAAACGGAAAAGATTGTCCGGATCCATGGGCAGGGAAAGACAATGCCGGATGGAAGAAATTTAAGAAGGCAATTTCATAATTGACTACCGATCATAGATAGTTTATCATGAAAAATATAAAAGGGAACAAAGTCCTTAAAACAAACCCGAAATCCAAAAATAAACGCTGTAGGAATTAAACTATTTCTACATTATTACTGTAACCACACCAAACAAACCGCATAAACCCGTACTTTTAAGCTTACATTGAAGAAGCTGCTAAAGCAGGTAAATTCTAAGGAATTGCACAAAAATTTATAGAAACGCATGATAAAAATTAGGCATTTTGCATAAAAGTGCCTAATTTTTATTTTTTTGTTAGGCTTTAAGCCTGTTCAGCACAGTGGAGTTTCTCAGAAGAGAAACGGAACTTTGATGAACAAATAAACCACCGGCTAGGCCGGTGAGTCAGCATTGCTTAAGCTTACAGTAAAAAACCTCCAGTGATATAATTATGTTGGTTCGCCAACCACATAAAATCAAAGGAGGTTATCCAAATGGATATAAACAGTTTAGCACATACGAAATGGAATTGTAAGTATCATATTGTTTTTGCACCCAAATATAGAAGAAAAGTAGCGTATGGGAAGATGAAACAGGATATTGCGAATATTTTAAGTATGCTATGCAAAAGAAAAGGTGTAGAAATAGTAGAGGCAGAGCTATGCCCAGACCATGTGCATATGCTTGTAAAGATACCACCAAGTTTAAGTGTTTCAAGTTTTGTAGGGTATTTGAAAGGAAAAAGTACACTTATGATCTTCGAACGCCATGCAAATTTAAAATACAAATATGGAAATCGCCATTTCTGGTGCAGAGGATATTACGTAGATACTGTAGGGAAAAATGCAAAGAAGATACAAGAATATATTCAAAATCAATTACAAAATGATTTAGAGTATGATCAGATGACACTAAAAGAATATATTGACCCGTTTACGGGTGAGCCAGTAAACCAAAATAAATAAAATAAGCCCCATAGGGCTTAATAAGTAAATGACGGTACAGTTGGCGAACCAAATTCGATGAGTCTTTAGACTTAGCGTCGGTAATAAGCCCTTATAGGGCTAGTACAAACCACCGGCTAAGCCGGTGGTTTTGATTGAAAATAAGCCTAAAAATAGCTGTGCCCACGTCATGCCCACGGAAATTTTCTCGCGTGGGCATGATTTTTATAAAAATGACGATAAATTGGATTATTCAGACGGTGATATTTGATGCATATATGACTGTATAGTGTTTGCTCGAAAAGTATATATAATGAATGCGTGTATTTAACTTGCATATTTAGCAAATAAGTTTCATAATAGAATGTGTCGAACAAAATCAACTTGAAAAATTAGGGGTTTCTGTCGACCCATGATAGTGCAAAAAATATAGGGGATCGACAGAAGGCGAAAACGCCTAAAATAGGAGGTGTTACAGAAATATATGATTAGGGACAAGAAAGAAATGTTGAATTTTGAAGAGGTCGACAAAATAGAGACGTTTTTTGGCTTAAATAAGGGGATGATTTTGGGACGGGAATTAATAGAATCATAATGGAATTTAAATAATTTTGATTCAATAATTGAAATCGCAGCTATTAGAATTAATAGAATCATAATGGAATTTAAATCATTTAAAAATAAGCGTGATAGTAGAAAGGAATATAGAATTAATAGAATCATAATGGAATTTAAATATAATACTGGAAGTATTGTCTGTGTTGTTTTTAATAAGAATTAATAGAATCATAATGGAATTTAAATTTTCTAAATATCCAAGGATAAACGCCCCCGGGATCGAATTAATAGAATCATAATGGAATTTAAATCATTTTGAAGTAATGGCTAAGTAGGTGGTTATATGGCGAATTAATAGAATCATTATAATGGAACTTAAAGATGGATTTCAATGTAACAGGTTGGAAATCTTAAGGCACTTGGGACCAAATGAGTCAACTGGAACCTTAAAAATATAGATTAGAAGGAAAAATCTGATAATTAAAATAAGCGTTTAATCCAGAAATGAGATGTGATAAAGAAAAGAATAAAGAGCTGGTTTTAATTGTAAAATTTATGGGGAACTAACATCAGCTTATTGACATAAATTTAAAAATAAGTATAATAATAGTTGAGTAGTTGTTTAACTATTATTATTTGGAGGTGAATAT